TCCTTGCATAAGTATAAGCTGGATATAATTTAAGTCCTGTTACTTCTTCCATTTTAGGTTGACATTTAAGTAACAAAGTTTCCATAGCAACATTAGAATACTGACTATAAGTATGTGGAATTTGCTCATCTTGTCCTTCGTAGTGACCTATAATATTTTCAAAAGGTGAAAAGTATCTTGCTTGTCTACAAGTATCATAAACCTGTTTCTGCATTATAAAATAGTTTGCAACAAAACTAGCTAAATCTTTTGATATTGCTTGACGAATAACTGTATACTTTTTCTTTTTAAAACTCATATAAATGTATAAACCAATACTAATCGGTATCCTTTTTTTGGCATTAAGTGATAATGTTTTAAATTATCCCATATAACTCCTTTATTAGGAGTAGGAATAATTTTTTTAATTTTATTTTTAATTAAAATACAAGTGCACGAATTTAAATCATCATTATGTAAATAAATTAATAGTTGTTTATGTGAATATGAATGATCTGTGTGAGTTATTGATTTTTTTTTACCATTATTAAAAGTTAAATTTAAAGCTATTCTATAAATTTCTTTATATTTAAATTTATATTTTTTACTTATCTTTTTAAAAAGATCTACCGCATAATCATATAAAGAAGAATTAATTCTATTTTCTTTTTGATCTTCATACCTATGTAAAATTATGTGACTTAAAAAAGGAAAATAGTTATTTTTAGTTTTACCTATTTCTGTTTCATTTAAATAAAAAGGAAAATTGTTACTATCTATTATTGTAGATTTTAAATAATTTTTTTCTGATTTGTTAAGAATGTTATTATATTCTTTAAACATCTTTAGCCATTTCTTTTGGCACTGCTTGTATGTTCCAATGTATAAATCTAAAAGGCTCAAGTCCAAAATCTACTGAATATTCGTGCTCTAAAAATCCTGGAAAAATAATTAAAGTTCCAGGTTTTGGTCTAAAATGTATAAGTTCAGTTCCACCCCACACACCTTTTTGATCTGGTTTCATTTTTAATTTAGTAGCACGTGCACCGGTTCTCGGTTCGTGAAAGATTGGATATGATGTTTTATCACTACACTTTAAAAAATAAAAACCCGATACGTGTTGATTCCAATGTATGTGTGCCGAATGATGACCGCCACCTTTTTTAGCAAACTCTTGGACCCACATCTCACTAAACATAGTATTATATAATGACATATCAAAACCTTGATGATCTAAATACTCCCAAGACTTTTGACCAACGTAGTTTCTAAAATCTATAAAGTCATTATCTAGTGTTAATGGTGTTGAATGATAACTTGTACCAAAATCACCCCACTCTTTTATTCTTTTCTTCTCTCTGTTTTTTGCTTCTTTAATATATTTGTTAGAAGCTTTATTTAAAGATTTTATAAACTCTGGTTTTTGTTCTGACCAAATCGTTGTGTTAAAGTAATTATTTATATACATTATTTAAAAGGCTTTCCTAAATGCCAAACAACAAGACTATATCTTGTGCCTGATGTCACGGGTTTAACTCTATGCCACACAAATGAAGGAAAAACAATAATACTTCCTTTAGGTAATATTTCTTTTGCTTTTCTTAAGTGTTGACTTTCATCTCTCATATGTGGATCATAGTTTCTAAAATCAAATTCTAATTCACCACCTGTGTATTCTGAACCATCTGTTAATTGACAAGTCATAGATAGTTTTCGAATCTTACCATTATCAGGTCCTTCTTTTTTATAAGGTTTGTCCCAACTATCACAATGCCAATCGTAGTATTGGTTTAGTTTATATTTTGTAAACTGACAAGACTCACTTCTATCCCACTCAAAATTCCAACCTGCCATTCTATTTGCTTCGTGAACATATGGATGTAATTCTTTATATATCCAAGTATCATTTAGCCAAACTAAATCAGATTTTCTTTTCTTTTGTATATTTTTAATATCTTCTTTTGATAATTCTTCTTTGTCATATCCACCTGTTCTTGCAATACTTTCTTTTTGTGAATTAGCATAAGCTATTACATCATCACAAAACTTTGGTGTAAGTACACCACTAAAATACCAATAGTAATTAGATATATTCATAAGTTATTGTTTGTACAAAATTTAAACTATCCTTTTGATTGTTAGTTAGGTAATACATATTAGTTGATGGAAACATAATAAATCTATTATTTACAAGTGGTATGTCCCAAGATCTACCTTTACGTCGGTTATCTTCATAATGTATTCGAACCATACAGTCTTTAACTTTTACACCATATAGTAATGTAAAGTCTGGTGAGTTACGTAGATCTACTGGATCAATATTTAATAAAGGTATTGTTGTCTCCGCAGGTTTATAGATATTTCCCCACGTTTTTTTGTTAACTAAATTCACACCATACTCAAGACCAATATAATCTTGCATATATGTGTTTAACATATCCCAAGTTCGTGAGAATGGAAAATCTTTGTTTTGAATTACTGATTGTAAAATGTCGCCTGATAACTTATCTTTATCAATGTCCCAATCTTTGGGCATAGCCACATCACCATAATATAAGGCTTGTTCTGTTAATACTTTCTTCTGCATACCACCACCATTTTTAATTTATGCTTTTGAATCTGTCAAGTCCCAAGATTGATTAGCTTCATTCCAGTCATAACCCCATCTGTGAGTGTCAGCTGTATTTTGTGATTCTTGTTCAGCTGTTAATGCTGGAGCATCACCTATTGGTGATTTCCAAGAAGCTGATTCATTGTGTTTTACCCAAGACGCATAAGGTTTTTTAGGCCAAAAGATTTGATCATCTTCATCCCAAGTATAACCAATACCTGCATAGTTTCCTCTAAAAGGTGTTCCGCCATCTTTATGTGTATTACGTGATGTATTGTATGAAGTTTGAATCCACATTTGTGCAGGCCAATTATTATGTGTTTCTAAATATTGTTGACCTACTGATTC